TTCAGCCGCATGGGCAGTGACATCTTCATTAGACCCACATGATGGCTTTGTTTGGCAATCAGGCTTTGCTTCTTATAATGAAAATGATATACAAAAATCAGGATTATTTTTTGACCCAGACAACTCAACAAACAGAGAGGCTGCATTAAGAGGATCGTCGTTTGGTGAAAAACAATTTCAAGCAGGCGCATTTACTGAATATTTAGCATCAAGCAATAATAAATCGCAGGCAGGATTTATAACAAGCGTAGTTGATAAATTAATAGAAGAGCATAAAAATGGCAGAGATATTCTTTTAATACAAAATGCAAACTTTGAGAGAAGATGGCTAGAAGCAGTATCAGAAAACTATGATTCATCAACAGAAGATTTTAAAAGACTAAATGCAATAATGCATCATTCTTATTCTGCCAATAATAAACCATCATTTCATCCATCTCCAAAGATAATGGAGTTAAGAAATGCTGCGCTAGGAAATTATTATGATTTTCTAAAAACTGGAAATACTAAGGGCTTTGATATAGCAGCATCTGCATACAAGGACATAATGTCTGAATACAAATCTTATTTTTCCACAAATAATGGAAAGCTTAAGATTATAGATATGATGGATGTCACTAGAGGACTATTATTTAAGTTAGCAGAAGAAGGCTACATAGATAAAAATATGTCTCTAATAGGCACAAGCCAGAGTTTCCTTAGCAGTATATTTTTAGATAGGCCAGAAAAGCATTTAGCACCAGACGATGCAGGAGATGCATTAGAAATATTCTCAAGGCATCTATTTTCAATGTACGATGAAGTTTCATCTGGAAATATATCAGATTCAAGCAAGCTACTTATAGCAAAACTAAAATCTGGACAATCAAAAGAGGCAAGAAATCAATTTATAAAATCAATGATAAGGGCAGTAGATGAAGGTTCATCAACTGGTGGTTACAGATATACTGGAAAGATAGGCACAGAAAGTAGCGGAAAAATAGATTTTATAGATAACGAAACTGGCACAAGACATACAACAAACAGAACATTTAGAAATGGATTGTTTACACTAAGAACAGAAAATGATCTTGATCTTATACTAAGCGATGTTGCAGAAAGATACAACAGCGTTACATTTGATAAACATGATGCACAAACTATACTTGCAAGCATAATGAACAAGGGCACAAACAAAGAAAAAATAGAATATCTTAAATCACTAGAAGATACCGCAAGTATTCCAATACCAGAACAAGAAGTTGACTATAGGAATGCATGGTCGTATATTAAGCAAAACAAAATAAAGGCAACTATTGGGATAGGTTCTGCGATAGGAGTGACTGCAATGATGCTTAGCGGAGACACAGCAGACTCAAAAGCGCAAAGAAAATATTCGGAACATGAAAAATATTTAGAGTCTAATATAAAAATGTATAATACAATTCCACAATATCATGGCAGCGGCTTTGCAGACTGGAATGAAAGAACAAAACATCATTATTACTGAGTAAATCATGGATAATAATTTTTTTAAAAAGTGGAAAAATGCTGGGCCAGATGAGGTTCAGGATTTTAGCTTAATGAAGGGATATGACCTAGCAGGACCAAAAGAGCATCTTAGCAGAGCAGCATCGTTCACATTTGGAAGTGGGGCTTATCACGCAGGAAAAGAGAACTTTAAAAACGCGTTTGGATTTTTGACATCACATCAAAAAAGCAGCTTCATGAACAGAATGCTAGTGCCTCTTGGCGCCGCATATATGGGATTTTCAGCAACGATGGATGGTAATCCAGATGACTTCTTTGCTCCATCATTAGGTTTTGCTGCAGGGTTGACAGTTGCAAGACCAACAGCAGAGATTGGACATGCACTAGGCAAGACTTTAAAAATGGGAGGCATGTCAAGGCTTGTTGGATGGGGAGCTGGTGCTGCTGCCGGACTTGGTGTTGGCGCAGCCGCATACGTTGGCACTTCCGCAGCAATACAAAGCTACAAAAATAATAATTTTGTGCAAAAAGCAGTAATGCCAATAAATAAAGATCTAATGACAACAAGTGGGCTGCAGACAAATAATACGCTAACTGCAAGACAAAGAGCGCTGTCTAAATTGTCAAGATCTGGATTAAATGATCGTGGTCAGCTTTTAGGGGCGGAGAGCATGATAATTAAAGGGCTAATGTAGGAATAATTTTATGACAGAAATAGGACGTTTTAATGGAGCCACTGGAGACTCTAAACAGTTGCACGAGATTCCGTGGAAAGAGTATTTAGAAAAGAAAAATTACAACAAAGACATAAACCAAATGTGCCCTTTGTGTATAAAAGACCAAATAAAAAAATATGGGCAAGTAACAATTAAATGCGAAGGACTGCTTAGTGGTGAAAAGAAAATACCTCCAGAACTTAGACATCATTTTAGCGAAGAAGAAGTTGAACTTGTAGAGCAGGCTATAAACCCATATAAATGGGCTGAAAAAAATATAGATACCAAGAATGATAACCCATCAACAAAGCTATTCTCACATAGATGGTATCAAGAATTTATTTTGCGCTGCAGCAGCCGAAGAAAAGCTATAAGGGCAGGGAGACGTGTGGGTAAATGTATCTCAGAGGATGCAATGATACCACTTAAGTCTGGAAGGGTAATAACGGCAAGACAGCTATTGTCTGAATACAGCAATGGTGTCGTCAACGAGATACTGACATTTGATACACAAACAAGCAAAATTACTACAACAAAAATATTTGATGTTTTTGAAAATGGGGAAAAAGATGTATTTACACTAACAACCAAAACTGGCAAGAAGATAGATATAACAGACAATCATCCATTCCTGACAATAGGAGATGACGGGAATTATAATTGGGTAGAGGCAAAGGATCTTAAAATTGGGAACATGATTGGGTGCCCTTCCAAAATATCTATATTTGGAGACAATGATATTGGTGATGATCTGTCTAGATTTATTGGATATATTACTGGAGATGGATCTATTACGAATGGTGTTTCATTCACAAATGGTGATTTTGAAGTATTTAGTGATTTTATCAACACCACAAAAAAAGTATGGAATAATTCATCCGTAACATATAAAAATTATCCAAATAAAAAGACTGGAAATGATAGATTTACTGGGAATGTTGTATTTAGAGAATCAAAAGGAAACGATGCTATTTCTTTCCTGAAAGGAATAGGCATGTTTGGCAAAAATGCATATACAAAAACAACACCAGAGATAATAATGACTAGCACAAAGTCAAATGTAAAAAATTATCTAATGGGCTTGTTCGAAACAGATGGCTGGGCTGCTTTAGGGAGATCTTTGCCAGACAACAGAAAAACAAGATCAGTTCAGGTAGGTTATACATCTGCATCGGAAATGTTGGCAAGAAGTGTTAGACATTTACTTCTTAGATTTGGGATAGTGGCGACAATTAGAGAAAAAAGAGTTAACTACAAGAATGAACTTCGTAAATATTTTTGTGTTGAATTTTCTTCCAAGAAGAATATAGAAATATTTGCAAACGAGATAGGCTTCATATCAAACAGAAAAAGAAATTGCTTAAATATGATAATGGATGAGCTTTCAAGGAAAAATTACTGTGGAAATGAATCAATAAATTTGATGCCAAAAGAAATATTGTCGCCAGTATACAAATACATAGAAGAAGAGAAGTTAAGTGCCAGAAAGATAGTTGACGATCCAATAAATGAAAGAATAAGAAAGATATACAATGTATCAAAGGACAAGGTTAAAAGATATGCAGAAAAAATACAAAATGCCAAACTTACAGAGATAGCATCATCAGATGTTATGTGGGATGAAATAAAAAGCATAGAATATGCTGGAGTTAAAAAGACCATAGACTTATCAGTGCCAGAAACAAATTCGTTTGTGACGGAAGATATAATAACGCACAACACTCAAAGCATAGCTATGGGCATAGTTCACAAGATGTTAACAAATGAAAAGTATTATGTTCTTGTTGTTACACCATTTGATGCTCAAGCAGAAGAGGTTTATGTTAAAGTAAAACAAATACTTAATAATTTAAAAGAAAGCTACGATGAGCTTGTGTATAGTGCAAAAGAATCTCCAAATTATCAAGTAACATTAAAAAATGGATCAAGAGTAAGATGTTTTACTGCTGGATCTAGTGGCGCAGCGCAAGTTAGGGGACAACCAGCAAATTTAATCTATATAGATGAATGCGACTACTTGGGGCAAAAAGATTTTAATTCAATATTGGCAATCTTGCTTGATAAGCCAGATACAGAGCTTTGGGTAACATCAACTCCAAATGGAGAAAAACAGCTGTATAGATTATCACAAGATAAAGCGTATAAAGAGTTTCATTTTCCGTCATATGTTTTACCACATTATAACGATGACCTAGACAATGACCTCAGATCTCAATCAGACGACACTGGATATGTCCAAGAAGTAATGGCAGAGTTCTCAACATCAAGAGATGGTGTATTTCAACCATATTATGTTGATATGTGTTCAAAAATAAAAACAACAGCTCCTTCCGCCGAGGAAGTTCTAGCCAATAGGTCTAATTTTATAGTAACAATGGGATGCGACTGGAATCATCAAAATATAGGAACAAGAATAATTGCCCTAGTTTATGATAGAAAAAATAACTTATTTTCCATACTAGATAAGGCGACAGTTGCAAAAGAAGGCTGGACACAAACAGCCGCAATGGAAAAGATAATAGAGTTTAATAGACAATATAGATTTGATAAAATTTATGTCGATAGAGGTTTTGGATACACACAGATAGAAACATTAAAATCTTTTGCAATTGCACAATTTGGAAAACTTCCAAAGGGACATCCAGATCTACTTTTGGCCGAGGTTGTTGGTATAGATTTTGGCTCAAAAATAGAAGTGCAAGATCCGTACACAAATCAAACTGTAAAAAAAGATATAAAACCTTTTATGGTGAGTGTATTAAATAAGGTCATAGAAAAAATAGCGATAAAGCTTGATGGCAAAAAAGACGCAGCAATAATGGCTCAGCTAAAAGGATATGAAGAAAAAAGAAGCGCCAGTGGAAGACCTACATATTCTGCCTCTTCAGCTACAGTTGGCGATCATGATCTTGATGCTTTAATGTTGGCAATGTTTGCATTTAATGTTGAGTATGACGAAATATTTTCATCAATGAAATCACAATTGGCAATAAACATACTTACATCTCAAGACATGCATGGTAAAGACGTTAGTCATTTAAATCCAAATCATAATAAAACTACACTTGAAATTAAAACAAAAAGGAGAGACAATTATTCTCCTGGTTCAAGAACTGTAATGTTTAAACAAAGCATTCAATTTGAGGAAAGGGGTAGTCCTGGAGAAATAAGAAGCGACATGTTTTATAATGGAAACTGGACCGGACAAACAAAATTAAACAGAACTGCACATAGAAGAGCATCATTTAAATGATAAACATAATAAACACGGCATCTGATACAATGATAAATGCATCAACAGTTAGTGGTATTGGTATTTGCTATTACGATTACGAAACAGAAACATTAAAAGAGTTATCATCGTTGATTGTAAATGCATGCTCTGTCATACCTATGTCTGGCGTTATTAAGAAGTATTATCTAATTGCAGAGAATACATACTCTTATGCAAAAATACGACTTATTGCCGAAAATACTGACAAACTATTATTTGACGCAAAAGTTATAATAAATGAAATAGAGCCATCAATAAATGATTTTGATAATTTGACAAGCTTTAACACTGCCACAGTAACAAATCCACTGACTGGACATTTGATTCCAGTATGGATTTATATAGAACAAAAAATATCATCTTCAACAAGCATAAACATGACATTAGAGTTAGAGGCAAACTAATGTATACTGATCATGATCAATTTGGAATCTCTGACGAAATGATGGATGTCACAAATGATGACATCCAAATAGTTATAAATGAATTGCATGCATTCAAAGAAGATATTGGCACAAAACTAAAAAATATTAAATTTAGATACGATCCTATTATAAATCAAGATCTATATGAGTCAGTAATAGAAATGTATGGTGTAGACTATTACAATGCAAATGGCCCATATATTACATATACAATGTTTATGGAAATGCTAGAAGTTACAAAGCTTGCATCTGCAGACAAGGCAGAGCAATTAGTAGGGAATTATATTATATGACATTTGCAGGAAACGCTGACTCAATAGAAAGCACAAAAAGAAAAGCAAAGCTGTATACAGAAATATACCCATATGCTGCCGAAGATTTTGTTAACTATCAAAACATGCAGCAGTGGATTTTTGGCCTATATGGATACATTAGGCAACTTGAGCTTAGGATATTTAAGTTAACACAAACTTTAAATACACATACACATAAGGTTGCTCCACATACGCATACTATACCTCCACATACGCACATATCGGCACCGCCAGGCAATCCTACTAGTCCAAATGTTGGAGGCTTTATTACGCTTGTAAACGACCCAATAGAGGGACTATTATCAACACAACAGGCATCAATAGTATGGAACCAATCGCCAACGCCTCCTGGCATGTTAAACACTACTGGATCTACTACCAACTTAGTTAATTCAATAGGGTTTTCTCAGCCAAATGTAGAGTCTGGAGAATTAGGAGCACAAAAAGCAAGGCTAGTTAAGCCACCAGTGTTGCTAATGCCAAGCGTTCCACAGTACCTGAAGGTGATATAATGCCATTACTAAATTATAATTCTAATAGCACAGAACAAACAATATATCATGCCCAAAAAATAATAGATTATTTTTCAAGCAGCCTCAAAGCAGATGGATGTCTTTCTCAGATACCAATAACTTTGGTAGCAGAAGCAGATCATATAATAGATAAAATAGAAGCAATTAAAAATTCAATAGATAATAATTCTTCAAATATAAATAGTACAATTAAGAAATATCAAAACGATCCTATAGCAGCGGCAATAAGAAGGGCATCTGGGGCTGGTTGTCTAGACTGTAGGCCAACACTTCCAAAGATAAGATTTGAAGGACTTAAAGGTCAGGCATATTTTGAGGGTATTGATTTTTTGTCAAAGATAAAATCTCTAGGTTCATTGTCTTTTCAAAATTCATTGCCATCATTGGCTTTCATACTATCGTCACTTTGTATCCCTGACTTAATAAAACTTTTATCATTACTTCTGGCCTCTGTTATAAGGGTTACGTTCTCTCTTGATATAAGCAAATTTAGTTTTATGAAACTGCTAACAGCAATATTGTCAATATTAATAGGACACTTATTAAGCTTTGCACACACAAGTGTTCAGTTTTCGTTAAGTCCAATCATGTGCATTCTTGACGCATTAGCTCAGCTAAATTCATCACTAGCAGGGGTTCAGTCACTAGATTTTAATTTATCAGTAAACACATCTGGAGTAAGCATAGACGGAAAAGACGCACTCGCAAAAGCAAAAGTGATAGAAGATAAAGACAACGAGACAAGAAGAAGGGACGGCAGCAGTAATATTTTTCTTGGCACTGAAATAAAAGCCAAATCAATAGATATTAAAAATTTTAATAAAGTTGAATCATTAAGAAATTCAATAAAATCAATAACTCCAAATCAAAAAGACATAGACAGAATCAAGGAAACAATAGAGAATGTATCCGAGTCTATAAACCTAGCACTTGTAGATATGGAATCAACCATACTTGAGATATTCAATATAGGTGAAGCCATACAGTGTGAATCAGAAAGATCTATAAGAAAAGCATCTGATTCAATAGAGGCAATAACTCAATGGATACAACTTATAAATTTGATAAGATCAATAATAAGAAAGAAGACAAGAATAATTGCTTCTGGTATAGTTTCTAATACTGAAATAACTAATGACGCATTAACAAACCAAGATATAGCAGATATAATAGGCGACACGCTAGACAAAGTTGTGGTTCTTGTTGAGTCAGATGCAGATAATGTTGGAATACTCATAACAGAGAACAGTAGAGCACTTGACTCTCAATCTCCATTATCACTATATAGTTGTAATATAAAAGACTTTATAGAATCAACAAACCTAGATAGGATAATAGAAGATGCAAAAACTTTTGCTGAAAATAATACCGTTGGGAAAGGAAATGATCCAAAATACGTTGCTTCTGATTATATAAGGGTTGGAAATGATAATTTTTTGCCATTTGATTTACAAAACAAAGATATACTATTGCAGTTAAAAAATATATTTGACTTTTTAAATATTAAAAATCCATATGACAGCAACGATGCAAAAACACAAAATACGCCATCTGGCAAGTTAAATGACCTGTCCTCTATATCAGAGAAGATAGATGCGGCATTTGGCAATATAGGACAAATAAAAATATAGGCAAATAAATGCACAATGTTATATATAAAACAAATTTAAATATTGCGCCTGGATATATTAGTGATTCTACAATAAGAAAATTTAAGCAGGTAAAGAATCCTACACTAAGCTTCTTTGGGCCAAAACTTGATAATGTAAAAGCTACATATTGGCAATCTCATGCATACGATTTATATGAATATGGAAGAATAATTGACACGGAATCATTTGTTGCAAGAGCTTTCAATAAAAAAGCATCATTGATGTTTAAGAATGGCTATACAATAATGTCTGAAAATCCTAAAAATGCAGAATATATATCAAAAAGAATAAATGAAATAAGCTATGTAACGGGAAAACCATTCGATTTATTTTTAAAAGAAACTGCAATGAATCTTATAACATTTCATAACGCCTACATAGTAAGAGTAAGAGATGCAAATAATTCAACAGGAAAAGCAGTAGAGTACGGAAATATAACAAGGAAACCAATAGCTGGATACTTCAACCTGCCGCCAGAAACAATACAGGTGAAGGTAGATGATTCAGGGAAGGTGCTAGAGTACAGAGAATATGTTTCTGCTTCTAGATATAGAGTCTATTCTGCACCAGATATAATACACATACACTTTAATAAGCGTACAGGATTTCTTATGGGAACGCCGCCATTAGAGTCAGTAAAAGACGATATACTTGCGCTAAGAAGAATAGAAGAATCAATAGAAACACTAATATATAAGTCGCTATTTCCAATAATACATGTAAAAGTTGGAACAGACAAAAATCCAGCAAAAGTCTTCATGGATGGAACATCAGAAGTTGACATAGCCACAGGATACCTAAGAAACATAGAAGACGACGGAGGTATTGTAACATCTGAAAAAATAGATATTAAAGCTATTGGGGCAGAGTCTCTTGCTTTGAGAGTTGAGTCTTATTTAGCCCACTTTAAAGAAAGGGTATTTATAGGATTGGGTATGTCAGCCATCGACTTTGGCGTTGGTGATGGATCAGGCAGGGCAACAGGAGAAGTGTTGTCAGAATCTTTAAAAGAAAGTGTTATGTCGTACCAGGATGTTTTTTCTGTTTTTGTAAGCGAGTATATAATAAAAGAGCTGCTATATGAATCTGGAAAATATAGAAGCATATATTCCATTCCTGAAAATGAGAATGTTTACTTTGAGTTTAATGACCTAGATGTTGCAAGCAAGATTAAACTTGAATCTCATGAGTTGAATAAATATACGCAGGGGATACAAGGATTAAATGAGACAAGAAGACGCTCTGGCTTAAAACAGATGTCTGATGAAGAAATAAAGAAAATGCAAAAACAGCAACAGTATGACCCAAATAAGGAAGCATTAAATAAGCAAAAGTCAGCACAACAAACAGTCGGCAGTAAGGTTTCAGGAAGCAAAAAAAAGGCAAATGGGTCATCAAAACAAACCAAGTCGATAACTAGCCCAAGGAATCAGCACTCTGATTTTACTCAGGATATTTTAAACATATTGGACTCTCAGTCACCAATGAAGAAAGGAAGAATATACAATTATATTACTTCAAATATACTAGACAATATTGATATTGATATGCATACTGATAATCAAGTATGTGAACTATCGTCTAGGTTGACGAATATGCATTCAACTGTCGATAGAAATACATTTAGCAGAACAATAGATAACGAGATACTTTCTCTTATTTTTACAACAATGGAGCAACATAATTGAAAAATTTAAATAACGAATCTCAATTTAGACTTACATTAAAAGATGAAGATATTAAAAGAATAAAAACAAATATTTCTGATTCATCAAGCTTAACAAAAGGCATAAGAATAAAAATAGAGGCAACACATTCTGGCATAGTTAATGGCAATAAAAAATTATATCTGCCGTCAGCAATGAAAGCAGGAACTGATTCTTTTATCTTGCCATATCCAAAACCAGTAACAGTCAATCATGATCCACATTCTTCACCAATAGGCAGAATACATTCTGCTAAATACATAAGCTATGGGATAGGTGGAGCAATAGACTCATTGAGGCCGTTTGGCGCAATTGATGAAAAGTCTATGTCTGCAGTAAGAAAATTCACAAAGAGTGCAGCATACAAAAAAGACTCATATAAGGGACTTGGGCATATTGAGCTGATAGCAGACATAACAGACATGGATGCCATAGACAAGATAGCAGACAGAAGATACTTGACAGTATCAATTGGCGGTGGATCTAAGGCAATGTACTGTTCTGTATGTGGGGTTGACAACAAACAAAAATACTGTGATCATTATCCAGGTCAGATTTACGACGGAGAGGAGTGCTTCTTTGTTACTGGAGACATGATGGACTTTGACCATGTTTCATATGTCAACTCTCCGGCAGATAAAAACACAAACACTGAATTATTAGATTCAGACGATTATAGAATAACGATACTAGACTTTATAACGCTAGATAAAGGTAAAAAAATGAACTTAAAAGATTTTCTTAGCAGTAAGTTTCCAACTTATAAAGAAGTCCAAGACTACATGACGGCTGCTGGCTTTAGTGCACATGCTGCATCCAATATAGAAAATATAAAAGATTTAGATTTTGTTCTTTCTGATGAAAAGATGCTTCCAATCCATGACAAAGCTCACGCAATAACTGCAAGACTAATATTAGCTGATGCAGAAATATCAGATGATGACAAAAATGCCGTATTAGACGTAGTTGATGAGAAATTGAAATCTCTTTATGGTGGAGAATTTGTATTAAACGACGAAGTAGAGGCACTTAAGACCACAAACCAAGACACATCAAAAAAAGAACAGGATGGCGATAATTCATCTCAATTATCAATAAATGATGAAGTAATTGACACTATTGTTAAAAAAATGGTTGACGAAATCAAAAAATCGTTTAATGTATCAGATAGTTATTCGTCTCTAAGATTGAAATCAATTCAAAAGGTTAACGATTCGCTAGAATTAGAAGTTCAGTCATTGACAGAAAAATTAAGAAAGAATACTATAAATCAAATCTTGACATTGGAAGACAAAATGTCAGATAATGATTATAAACAGAAATTAGAAAGCAGAAGTATTACTTCGCTTGAAGACAAATTAGACGATCTAATACAATATAAATCGACTAAGAAAGATACAGACGATGTTGAAGATAATAAAAAATTAGATCCAGATTCTGTAGATAAAACAAATGCGTCAAAAACTATTATTGAAGATAATGCAGATAATGGTACCGATGACACAAATACAAATAACACAAATAAATTATCAGCATCTGAAATTATAGATGAATACAAAACCTTGGTAAGAACCAAAGGTATATCTGCTGCAAGAGCATATTTCAAAAATTTAAGAGATGAAGATAAAATACCAGATAATTTTACTTTTAATGGGGTTTAAACATGGCACTAAGTCCATTTGCAATTAATCCAGCACAATCAACAAAAGAGTGGGACGATTGGGGTCATATTACCCCCAATTTTGAATACTCTGAGGGCCAACGTCCAGCAGGCGAATTCCAAGTAGCAAAATACCTAAATCGCTCAAGATATGAAGCTTATTTCAGAGAACATATTGCTTTATCTCAAGGTAAAGTTGTTGCTTTTGACGTTGACGGATATGTTGTTCCAGCTGGTCTGAAAATACAAGCAGCTGCATACAAGGCAGCATTTGATGGGGCTGGCAGCCCAGCAGCAGGCATCGCAGCAGCAGATGCATTAGCAAACTTGTCAAGATACAGCACAGAAGATGTCAAGAAAGCTCAACGTAATTTTGCTGGGGCACTTGTAGTTGCTGGCGAACCTGTAGTTAAGTCTTTTTTCACATTGACAGCACAACCAGCAGTACAAAACAACACTATCTCTAGTGCAGTAGGCGTTAGCTACATGAATTACTGGCCACATCCTGGTGGTGACGGCATTAATCCTGCAGGCTTTAAAACAGCAAACTTTAATTTACAAAGTCGCATTGGATTCTTGAGATACTACCAAATTGAATTGCCTTTGGTAGCAAACAATACAGATTATGAAAATGCTCCATTTGTCGGTATTGCTGCATGTGTTGCAGCTGCTGGAACAGCCAAGCCAGGAATGTTTGTGTCTTATGACCATAACTCAAACGTTGTTGTTACAGGATATGACTACGGTGCCTACAATGAAGAAGACATCATTGGTCGCGTAATGTCAGTAAGAGGCGCAGGTCCTTTTAATCTTTTAGAGAGAGTAAGATCCGCATCTGTTGGCACAAACGTCTTAGAGGCAATGCCAGGAACAGCTACAGGTGGATTGCCAGATGTAGTTACATATTCTAATGGATATGGCTTAATCAGAATATGCCTAGGCCGTTAATTAAAATAAACTAAGGAAATATAAAAATATGAGAATTCACCAAACTCCTTGGACAAAGCAAGAGCTTGAAATTAAAGACGAAATCTACAGCCTAGATGGTACATTTAGAAACTCTGGTATAACACCAGACGGCGTTAAATTAACATTATCTGATGCTGTAAACACTCCATCAGCACCAATGGCGTTTAAGCGCGTTATTACTGAAATGATTCAAGAAACAATTGAACCAGTTTTAGTTGGCACAAGACTCTTGAACATCGTAAGAATGGATGGATATGGCACACAGGTAAACTTTGGAACATTAGGTGCAGTTGGCCCAGCTGACTTATCTATGGCTGAAGGTCAAGAATATCCAGAATTCAGCATCCAAAAAGGTGGCGGAACAGCTACTGCAAACATTGGGAAGCACGGTATTGCTGTAAAAATTACAGAAGAAATGCTTAAGTTTTCTCAATGGGATGTTATGCAACTTCATGTTCGTCAAGCATCTCGCGCTTTAGCAAGACATAAAGAAAAATTAATCTTCAACATGATTTCTAATACTGGTGTAGTTGTATTTGACAACGCAGCACCAACCACTGCAGAGATTGGTAGAACATCTGGTCGCAGCATCACTGGTGCTGGCAATGGTTCAATGACAGTTGATGATTTTTACGATATGTATGCTAAATCTCTTGAGAGAGGATTTACTCCAAATGTTGTATTATGTCATCCATTAGCATGGGCAGCTTTTGTTAAAGACCCAAATATGAGATCAATCGTACTTGAAGGTGGCCCAGGCAGCTGGTTCCAAGGTATGCCAAATAACGTATATCCTTCCGTATCTCAGGCATGGAAATCAGCCACAAAAATGACTGGCTCTACAATCACTAACCCAACAAAAGAAGAACGTGAAGGCACACAGCAATCTAAGATTGACTTCCCAGCAATGTTCCCATTTGGTGGACTAACAGTTATTCCTACAGCTATGGTTCCATTTGATCCATTGACCAAGACAACAACCATTATAATGATGGACACTTCAGAAGTTGGAGCACTTGTTGTTCAGGAAGATCCAAATATGGAAGAATGGAAAGATCCAGCAAGAGATATCGTTAAGTTAAAGATTAGAGAACGTTATGGTTTTGCTTTATTCAACCAAGGGCATGCTATTTCTGTTGCAAGAAACATCTCGATAGAACCAAATGCTATTGTGTTGCCTCCTACTGCTACAGTAACAAACATACCAGCAATTATTCCTAAACCTTAATATGGAACAATAAGGCCACACAAAGTGGCCTTATAAATCTTGGAGAACTAAATGATTATAAACTTACAACTTTTAAGATCTGCCTTCTTTTTTCTTGGAGATCTATGTCTTTCTAAAAATGGAGATCCAGTAGATATTGATATCTCAAATAAAGACGATGGATTCATAAAAAGCATTGCGCTGAGCATTAGATCTGGAGTATTAGATACAGACACTGATATATCAGATATTGTAAAAAATATTAAAGACCTACCATCACGAATAGAATTACAAAGAATTCTTGGCTTGGCTGAAGATATTATAGAAGTAGTTGCTGATTCTGCAGAAGTCATTGTTGATTTATTAGATGGCGACGAAGAAGCAGAAGAAGATAAACAGGAAGAAAAAGACATTAGTTCATTGCTGTCTGGTTCTGTAAAGCAAGTTGTTTTAAAAATAAAAGAAGCTAACCTAAGCGATGAAGAAAAAATAGAGCTAATTTCTATTGAAGAAGCTAACAAAAATAGATCAATAGTTATAGCTGCAATTAACGAGGCATAACCATGCCATTACAAATTGATGTAATAGACATAAAAAATAGCATGCATCAATTGAGCGCTCTCCCTATTGAAGAGAGCGTTTTTATTTTGTTTTCTGCAAAACCAGATGCTGAACAAATAAAAAAATATATCCACTTATTCAGAATAGATTCTGAAAGCACATGGCCATCTGCAGGTGACCCAAACTATACCCAGATACTTTATTCAAAAGAAAAATTTGGAAATATAGATTATTCGTTTTCTATAACAGAAGACGGTTCTGAATTTTTGCTAGAAATAAATCCATTAAGTCCACTATATACAAATTCAAGATATATACTTTATGTTGAAAAAGGCATATCTGCTGAATATTACTCTATACAAAAAACAGTAACTAGAAGCTCATCAAAATTAAGAATATCAACATCAACTTCTGCTAGCATATCAGAACTAGACACATATGATGTTCTTATAAAGCAATCATCGCAGCTTAGTGCAGGAAGCCATATTGTTGTATTTGATATATTGAAAAATAACATACTATTATTATCAAATATATCAATTGATATATTAGAAACACAAGAATATCAATTAAACCGAGCTACAAATATTGTATTTAATCCAAATACTCCATATATAGCAACAGAAAATTTTAAAATACAGCTCGACAGCTCCACTAGACTATCTTCAAACAGAATACAGGAAATATCAACTCACGTAGATGCAGAAGTAATAAAAACAGAAGATAATGAATCTGGAAGGTTGCAATACGAAGATATATTAAATTTTTATAAAGATAATGTATTTATTCAAAATCAACCAGAACAAGCAAGCACAAACTCAGTTAAAACATCAGTTAGATATACTGGTATAAATAAATTTATAGTTACATTTAATAGAAACATTTCTGGAATAACCATAACGCCATCATCATTCTCTCTTTCTTTTTCAGAAGCGTTTGGCAATTATATGTTAACTAATATGCTAAAATACAACAAAGATAATAAATATATCGTATATTTTAAAATTTTAGATAATTACAGCATTGAGTTTAGAATTGAATATGACTTGCTCAATACCGTACCAGCTAATCTCAACTATATGATACTAGAGGATGTTTAAATGAACGAATTATTAAATATCCAATTTAATTTTATAGATGGATCAACACAGCTAGATATTGATAGTTGTTTTGCTAATATTTTAATAAATCCAATGTATTGCACAGAATCAGATATTTCATCTGAGTTTTTACAGGAAGACTCTTTTGCCTATTCAGATCTTATAAGATCAAAAATATTTGATGGATCACTAGAAATAGACAACTATCTAGCAATGTACAACATATCTACAAATCTAAAACCAGAACATCTATTTATGATAAAAAGAGATTATGTAATATGCTACTGTACATACCATATTGGCAACAGACTTTATCTTGACTATCTATCTAGTTCTAAAAAGGATAAGTTTCTTGGTGATATTAAAGTCTCGCTAGAAATAAAAAATGACCCAACTATTATTAATTCAAAGTTAGATAATGCAAAAAATTGTATTGATAGCATAATATCATTATTTCAAAATTGGCATGGATCAAAAAGTTTAGCAAACATATTTGTGAAAGGTGAGCTTAATTCTTCTACAAAAACATCAAACAGAGAATGGTGGTGGAATCAACCAGGAGCACCATTAGCAATGTCTCCAATTGCGGCAACAAAATATATAAACCAAAACACAAATACACTTCAAAAAATTTCCTCAGTAAATGTGTCGTATTATGAACAATTCAGGTAATATATTTTCGCAAAATAAAAATAATGAATTAGATCTAAGAGAAGAAGTTAATGCACTATTTGATGGTACTGATTTTGGCACAGAAAAATTCAACATACTTCTTCATAGAAGTATAAGAGTTGATAAAACAAAATATCCATATACAAATAAAGTAAAGTGCAACACGTGCAATCATGATTATAATAATGCGGGAAAACCTGGATGTCCAAGTTGTGATGGTGTAGGATATTTATGGGATGAAAAATTAATTATTGGAAGAATATACAGACCACAACAAATAAGATTATCTGATCAATTGGCTCAATTTGCAAACATTGGAAGAATGAGTAATGCATCAATGATACTAATAACTCCACATGTATATAAAATAAATGCAAGCGATATATTATACGAGATAGAGTTAACAGATAATGGCGGCATACATTTTCCGATAATAAAAAAAATAAAATATATGTGCAATTCATCAATACAAATGAGACTTGATAGAAATAAATTAGAGTTTAACTCTTGCGTTGTAAGTGAGATCATATAATGAGTGAATATAATCAACTATTGCAAGAGCTTAAATTACTAAATGCAAAAAATGGATTGTTTTTTAAATCAGATGAAAATATAGATAGATATATAGACATTGACAAGTTTTATAATCTGCTTTACCATCTTTTTAATTCGAATAATTTATTGGAATTAAATAATGACGCTCCAAATGCAGGGGTAGCAAATAAATTTGTATTTACAGAAGAATATCCAGATACGGTAATGAAGGATGAGGCAACAGTCACATTTGAAATTTCAAGACGACAATGTGCATCATTTTCTGCAAAACATGAATTTATGAGCGAATCTCATACGCAATATAGGCCAATGTTTTTATACGAAAAAGAAGACCCAGACAATGGTGGAGTAAAAGCATACTATATGCAGCCATACGATAATGAAATAACATTATATTGTTGGGCAAATGAAGTAAAAACAGCAAGAAATATTGCCGGACTTATTGAAAATATATTTACAATATCTTATCATTTTATAAGACAAAAAGTTGGAGCATTATCTTATATGGGTAGATATGCACCAATTACAAAAACACATTATGGCAACAAAGGTATAATAGCAATACCAATTAAAATACTTGTTCGCACATATGAAATTAGCTGTGTTAAAAAACAAATACTTGATAAATTGCCACAGCTAGTTATAGAAGACATAAAATAAATGGTTATTAAATTATAATAGCCAGGAGAAAATTAATGCCTATATATCAAAACTTACCATTTAATACAGTAGAGCTATTAGATGGAAACTTGATTGTTGATACACCAATAGAGGGCAATGTTGTTTTAATTATTGGTACAGCTCTTTCTGGACAAAGCGGAAAGCAAGTTCTGATGAACGATTCAAATGTTGCGAGAGCAATATACGGCGCTGGGTCAAGAATTTTACAAAAAGCTTCAGAAGTAAAATTAGGTGGAGCAAAGAATGTCATTCTTTACAGAATAGGCGGTAAGGCTGCATCATTATTAAATCTTTTTGGTGCAGATTCATATATCACAACAACAGAAGAAACAGCATCTGCTGGCTCCAACTATAGAATATATATCGGACCACAACCATCAAATCCATCGAAATCATGTATTGTTGTATTTAGTGGAGCAAAGATTGTTTATTCTAATATTCCAGGAAGCGAAGTTGACCTTGGAAAGATTAAAGTAGAAGGATTTGTAGATACTTTTACTGGAAGAGTTGGCACACCATTATCGCCTGTATTGTTACAAAATGCATTGGCGTCACTTGTACAGGATGTTGTAACAACAGCTACAGCAACAGCATCGCAGACAGATTTTAATTTACCATTACCATCTTCTGCTTCTACGGTTATTGAGTATGTTAAAGTTAACGGTACAGCAACAACTTCATACACGCTAAGTATTGGAAATACTACAACTCCAGACAAAGTTATGCTTTCATCAGGTCTTTCGGCAGGTAACTCTGTCGAGATCAAGTTTAGCAAACCTCTTGTAGTTGCTGGCGCATCATACGTTGCTGGAGAAGATAATATCAATCCAAGCTGGAAAAAGCTATACGAGATGCTTGACACTGCCTATGTCGACCTAGAAACAACTATTGCAACAGAAGTCTATATAGATGGAGCTATACTTGACGCACCAAATGTAGCAGACGGTTCAACTGCTTCAAATAAGTTGGGCTATTTGCTAAAAACAGAAAATACATCTGGTGGCTTTACTTATGAGTGGTCTAATTCTAAAGTTTTATATACTGCTACAGAAACATTTACTGGAACAGGCTCATCAGTTGATTATCAATTAACTGGAGCAGCAAGTGGCGATACACAAATTATTAGCGTATCTGTAGGCGGAACACCGACATCGTCATATACTTTTAACGCAACTGCAGACACATTAACCATAAATGCTGCATCTGGACCCGATAACATATCTGTTGTATATGCAAAACCAATTGTAACAGCAAAAACAAATCTTGATACATCTGGTCAGCCAATTGTTTACAAGTCATTTAGTGAAGTTAACTTTGCACATCGCTTTGGAGAATTCTTGCATGCATTAACAACAGATGACAAGTTTGCTCTTGGTTTTATTGGCACAAGTACGCCAGTATCATTCTCTAATGCAAAAATAGCAGAATGGATGGGCAAATTACCAAAAAAAGATATTGACGGAACAATTATAGAAAACGGAACTGGTTTGCTTGGCAATAAATTTATGGCTGGTACAACTACAAGAACTCCAGGCTTCTATAAAACAGACACTGGATATGTAGATGGGGTTGCAGAGCAAGACAGAAATGGTGCATATATTGATCTTGGCAAGTTCTTATCAATTATTCCTGGCATGCTGCAATTGCCAATATCTCCAGCAAGCGGTACCAATGGTGGCGCAGTAAATGGTGCTGCTGTATATTGTGGTATGGCAACACAGGTGGCTCCAGGAAACTCAACCACAAACGTTGTTGTACCAAGAGCTGGCATTCCTTTTGTTATAAAGAAACCAAAATTAGACGATTTTGCTGGCGTTGGATATGTTGTATTCCAACTTAAAGAGCAAGGAGTAGTTGTTGCATCAGGCGAACTAGCAACAAATGAAAATTCTGATTATGACTATATATCAACATCAATTATAGTGAGAGACTTTGTTAACTCAATAAGAGTAAGACTTGATCCATATATTGGTAAGGGAATTGACCAAATCAGCATAGCAGCAATGCAGACAGCAGTAGAGGGTGTAATTAGAGACAAAATAGAAGCTGGTGCTATCAAAAAAGGTGTAGCTCAAGTTATTCCAAGTAGCGTCTTTGGTGTAGAGATACCTTACACATTAGCTCCTAAATTTGAGTTAAGAGAAATCACTAATGTTGTTAAATTAACATACGACATTTAATACTGAGGGCATCTTGCCCTCTTTTGAGGATATAAAAATATGACTACTACCTTTACAAGTTTTTCTGGTTCTGATATTCATGCTGTGTTTGGCGATACTATATTCGCACAATTGCAAATGATATCTTACAAGCAGGATAGAGAAAAGGCTCCAGTATACACAATGGGATCTCCAGATCTTAGAACCATCGCAAGAGGCAAAAGACTTATTACTGGCGCCTGTGTATTTGTTGTGTTTGACAGAGACGGATTGTTAAGTGCCATCAACGAGAAAACTAACAAAGGCAAAAATCCACATATCAATAAAGATGAAGTTGCCATGAGAGCAAAAAACACAGACACTGAAACTGCGCTTAATGGTGGAGGAACAATTAGTGTTCTTCAGGGCCAAAGTGGAGTAAATGCTAAATTTACAGACAACACCAACCCAGCATTCCATCTTGACCAATTGCTACCATTTGATATAACTATTGTTGGGGCAAATGAATATGGTCGTGTATCTAAAATGATTATTCGTGGCGTTGAGCTTATGACTGAAGCAGGAGGTATGTCTATTGATGACCTTGTGCTTGAGAAGCAAGTAGCTTTTATTGCTAGAAGTATAGAGCAATGGAATCCACAGAATTAATATAGAAAAACAAAAAACAAAATGCCCAGAATAGCTGGGCATTTTTATTGGAGAATAAGACGCATGTCTGGACAACTAAACTCGCTAGCTTCAAAATTATCTAGTGAAAAGTCAGAATTAAAATCAACAATATATGAAAGCATAGGCGGCTCATCTACTCATATTGTTATAAATTTTCATTTACTTAACGGATTTGGGAAAATTGTAGAAGTGCCAATATACTTTGGGAGTATGATAACAATAAGTTATTCAGTATATAGATCAAAGCAATCGGTTTTTAATATGGGGTCAAAACTAATTGATGGATTTGCAATAGGGAATAAATATGTAGCCGGAACACTAATAAAGGGTGTATTTGACAATGACGAATTAAACAGTGCACTCAATACTATAAGAAATGTACTTATAGACAATTTCAGCATATCAAATCCAGTGTCAGCATCAAACAACAATGTAATTCATTCAATAATGAAGGACGACATTCTTTCATGCGATATAAACATACTCTACACAAACGAATATACTGGCAAGATTCAAATGGAAGTTATACATGATGCAACATTCATAAACAATGGACAAGTTGCATCAATAAATGACATAATAACTGAAACAACAATATCATATATAGCAAGAAGTGTTAAATCAATGCATGAGGTTTCTGAGCAAGTTAAGGCTAGTGGAGCGCTAAACACAATAACAACAGCAACATCTTTACTGTAGGAGCTATGTATGTATAATCAATACTATACTGCATCTGATTGTGCAGTGTATCTGTCAAAAAATAATAATAACGTTCTCATAGATAGAATGAATGGAATAATGATATCTGAAGAATTAAATTCATATCCTGTATATGGTCTTGGAAGCAGTATATTTGGATTTACAACTCGTGGAAATTATATAGTAAATGGATTACTAGATTTAAATTTTACACACTCTGCATATTTAACAAATGCAATAAACTCATTGGAAAAGAAAATAGATATAGGGACAACAACAGAAGCTTCAATAAAACTACTTAATAATCAAAATGCTTTACTGTCAATGAGTGTTGCAGATATAGAAAAGTTAAAAAAGGATGCAGAAACTAAGATTTTTGCTAAGCTTAGCATAGATAGAAATGCAAACTCACCGAAGGCATCTGCATCTGCTGACGGAATACCATATTTAAAATCTGGATTTAATATTCAATTGCATTTTAATAACTCAAGTGAATTAAGAGATGACAAATCAGGCTCGTTAATAGAAATATTAAACTGCAGAATAATAAGCTCTGATATAACATCATCAGTTAATGATGAATCACAATTAGTAAGAAGATATCGTTTTATAGGTCAAAAAATAAATGAGCGATCAAAATAATGAAATAGTTTCAGATAATGACACAACAATACAGCAATTAGCAGAAGAATTTTCGCAATACGAAAACGGACCAGATGAAATTATGCTAGAGGCATGGAAAGCAACATACGGAAAATTCTTTGTATCTTCAATTCTTGGAGAAGAAGACATGTATGTGTGGAGAACACTAAATAGAACAGAATATAAGCAGTTAGTTAATTCTGGAGTAACAAAAATACAATCTGCATACGAAGAAGCAATAGTTAGGAAATGCATCCTGTGGCCACAAGTAACACCAGAAACTGTGGCATCAAGCGACGCAGGAACTATTCCCACACTGTCAAAGCAAATACTATTCAAGTCTGGATTTGTATCAGATCAATTCGCCTTAAGTCTTATTAAGGTTATATGATGGATGAGAATATCTTTAATTGTGGCGATGGGGGGATTGCAATAACTCTTAGTGGGCTACATGTCACTATAAATGGCAATGTATACTTTGAGCCAGTATGTATAGCTAGACTTTTAACGCTGCCAGAACTAGAAAGATTACATTCATTTGCAACAAATACAGATAATGAACTTAGTACAGTAGACGAAGAAGTTGTTAGGTTGACGTTCAGGTCATTTCTTGGAATTACCGATACTGTTGACTGGAACGCAATAGAGGGCGGAATAATAGCTCTCATATCGCAATCTGTGCGATTACAGAGCATATTATTTGTATCTGACCCAATAACACATCTAAATAAATTAAGGGCGCAGATAGGCCTCTATGACTCGATACAAGCAATAGTATCGAGATTTATGGCGACGCCATTCGATGTAGTAAGAAAACTTCCTATAAATGAACTTTTAAAAAGATATGCTATATGCCTAGAAACATTCAAAGAAGAAGTTAATCCACCTGAAGAAAAAGAAGAATAATGGCAATCATCGGAACATCATCAGTAAGTACATACGAACATTTTGAAGAAGAAAGAAACAGGAAACAAAATAACGCTATACTTAACGTTGGTGTTGGGATAGGCGCGATTGCTGGCACAAACTATTTGTTAAAAACAGATGCTGGCCAAAGTGTTGCACAAAGAGTTTTTGATCTAAACACAACAAATAGTTATTTCAGATACAACAATTTTAAATATCAAGACATAAAGATAAAGAAAACTATAACATTGGGTGACATCATACTTGATACATCTAAAGTTTTAGAAGAAATATCTCCACTTAAGATACTTAGAACATTTCATGTTTCAAGCTTTATATCTCCATATACAATCCCAAATTCAAACTTAAAAACTGTTTTTTTAACAAATGAACAATTACTTTTGGACGAAGATTATGTAAGGAGATTGATATCAAATGTTTCGCCGAATACAACTGGTGATATAATCTCAGAATTATTCGAAAATGGAGGAAAGGTAAGCAACGGACAACTATTAACACTTGATGACAGACTTGTAATGGAGAATGTAAGGTTAGTTAATTTAGCACCTAGCGCAGAAGGAGCAACAGATGCAACTCATCCGTTTCTTAATAGAATATTTGAAAAGTTCAGAAATATACATGGAGCTAAAGATAAGAGTGGGTTTGTGAGATCCGCATTATCTGAAAAAGGTGGAATTGGCATCATAGCAGGAAAATCAGAAAAAGAATTGGCAATAAACTGGGCAAGATCATATGGAAGACTTGCTGTTGAGCCTGGTTTTAAGTTGTTTGATAGGCCATTAGATGTACTAGCTGAAGTAATAGACAAAACCGGTCTGCCAGAAAAATATGGCGCATTTGAACACCTAAGAGACAAACTATATTTGGGTGCAGGAGCTGGAGGAGACTATACACAATCAGTCCCAAGAATGTTTTACAAGATGGGTAAAAATATTGCATCTTTAACAATAGCTGGAGCACTTGCCTACAACTATGGTGACAAACTAATAAGAGAAATAGCACCAGAAGATTCACCTTTTTCAAAAGGAATTATGGAGGGGCTTGCTACTGGATATGTAAATGCAAGAATTGGAATTGCCTCAATGTGGTCTGATAATTTTCAAGACTACAAAGCAAAGCAAGAAGAGCTTGCCCCAGATTCAACATCACTATTAACACTTGCTGGATTCCCTCTAGCTGGTGCCTTATTAGGGGCAAACATAGGATATTTTACCAGAATAAAAGATGCTGCAACAAAAGGTATTGCACAGGCAGATCTTGACGCAACAATTGAGAGAAGTAGTGCAGTGTTAGATTCATTGGTAGGGACTGCATCATACACTCCAAAAGCTATGAATAGGGTTGGAAGATTCTCTGCAATAGGTGCCGTGTTAGCTACAATACCAATATTACCATTTCTTCCAGGTGCCTTGATAGGTGAGTCTTCAGAAGAATTAAGAGCAGAATATTCTGGAGAAAAAGATGTTGAAATAAGAGCAACAAGATTTTGGGGCTCTGGAGGCACGGAATGGCAGGGCGGAAAGATAAAATATTTTACAAAATCATGGTATGCCCAGCTAATGAACAATGCAGAGGATATAGGAAAGTATGGCGATCAGGAAACAAAAGATGCATTAAACCCAGTGCTTAACCCATTTGACTACTTAAGAAATCCGTACAGGCTTGAAGAGATAAATCAAGATCAATCGCCATATCCAGTATGGGGAATGGAGGTTTCTTATGGTGGTGTATTTGGCAAATTGTTTCAGGCAACAATAGGCGCAGTTATAAAACCAACAATAGTAAATGAAAGACTTGAAGAATATATAGAATCTGGCGACATAGAATCTTCTGAAGGCGTAGAACTAAAGCAGCAGATAAAAGAATCAGAGCAATCCCTTATTGACTCAGGAATGATGCTTGCCCCAGAGGCTGCAAAACTTAATACAAAAACAGAACTAGCACATACTGCATACTCTGCGCTTACTGACTTTGCAGGACTTAAGGGATGGCTAATATCACTGGCATCAGATGAATTGCATACAGGAATGGGCGACCCAGGTTTACAACTAAGCACATCTGGCGCAATGAACAATTCTGCAAGGTCAATTATTGACGCTAATTTTGGAGGAATGGGAATAGCTGGCGAATCAATTAGAAGATTTATTCCAACAAATGCAGGCTCAGTCCTTGATAAAGCTAATCCTCTAAGAAATCAATCTCCTTCATGGCTACCACACGATCTTGACAATTTTTATATAGACTTTTCGTCAGGAGACCCATTTAAAAAGGTAGAAAAGGGATATTTTAGACTTCCAGGAGAAGGATATGCAAGCCTAAATCCAGAGTTAAAAGATATAAATCCAGAAAATTATCCATACATACAAAGATTTAAGATACTTTCAGATGTAGCAATGGGAAGCGATGAATATTATCAATATAAAGATATAATGGATGCAAGATATGCAAATAATCAGCTAACAGAATATGAACAAGGAATATATCTAGACACTATAGAAAAATTAAACAAGAGATCTGTCGCAAGAGAGTTTTATGAAGCTCCAATCGCGGACAATGGTGCGATAGGTAGTGCTGTTTCTAAATACTGGAAACTGGCTACATCATTGTCAGAAACACCAACAGAGTCATTGACGTTTTTAAGACCATCAGCAAAGCTTATACATCAAAGAACAGCAATAGAAGACTATGAAAAAACACAGCTATATGGAAGCGATAGTGCGATGTGGACAAGTCCGTATAGCGACTTTATTAAGCCAACAATAAATAAGATGCTTATATCTAAAGAAGTGCCAGAGGAAACATTAGACAGAAGAGCAATTGATGAATATTTTGACAAGCTAGAATATATTAAAAATAGAAGATTATACAAGGATGCACTATCATCAGGAGACGTTGAATTAGCAAAACAATACAAAAACAAATATGAATCAACAGTCATCGGAGCTCTTACTACTGGACTTGATGAAAACATGGAAATGACAAGGGCATATATCTCTATGCCTGATAATGAAAAGCAGTATTTTGCAGCATTTTCAAATATGAAGTCAGAAGAAGACAGAATAGCCGTTATCAATATGCAAACTCCAGAAATGGCAGAAATGTATAGCAAAATATGGAGGAGAAAAGACGCAATGATGCAAAACGAAACACCAGAAAGTCAAGCTGCAGCAATAATGGATATTGTAAATGATGAGTCATCAGAACTTATATCAAAAAACAAAGGAGCGTATGCAAAGTATATTGCTGGCAATAATAGTAGAGATTCCACATTTGAAGAATATCTTGCAGACAAAAGAGCGGAAGAATATATAAGTAACACAACTGGAATGCCAAATGATAATTTTTATGGATGGGACCCAAGAATAGAAATAGATGATATAAAGCTAAAAACACTAACAATAGGAAAAGAAGATGTTAGAAAATATGGGTTTTGGGAAGGCGACGAAGAAAGACTTAAAAGAATGATAGCATTAGATAGCGAAACACAGGTAGTTAATGAAATTGAGGAAATAAAGTCTGGCATAAGACAAGAAAAGCTTCAGTCTGCAATAATAAAGTCAGAGCTATATCATCGTGGCATAACAGTAGAAGAAGTAAGGTTTCATAGAAGCCAAAGTAATAATACTAATATAATGGTTGGTGCATAATGTCATTTTTTACAACAGCAGTAGGAACAGTTGGTGGTTTTGTCTCACAGGATCCATTCGAGAATCCTTTTTCTTCAATTATAGGAGCAGGCATTGGTGGTTTTGCTGGATATAATTTTGTATATCAAAAAAACAAAAAGCCATTATTTTCAATATCAGATAAAATAAACTACAACAAGCAATATATTTCTGGAGAATATAACAATTTGTATTTTTCAAGAATTGCAAAACAAAGAGTAAGCACTTTGCAAAGAATGCCTATATCAATAGAGAGAATAAGAAAAAAGCTAGCAAGCCCAAACAATTTGTCACAGAGACAAATTGATAGATTGACCTCTCTTTTATCTGCAAAAGAATCAAAGTATGGATCATTAATGGCAAATATGGATATTTTGGCAAGAGCAAGAAATATACCATCAAACATAAGAGACACTAAAAACTTGATGGAAATGATTAAAGCAGGAGATAGACAAACTATCAGTCTTATAAATGATACATTTAGACTTGGAAAGCAAGCATTTGGGACAGGCGTATTTGCAAATCAGGCAAAAAGTGGAATTACATATACTGCACAGATAACATCAGGAATGGAAAAGGATATAGCAATAGATGTAATAAAAAAGCATTTTTTAAATATAGGAAATAGCGAAATAGACTCAGCAAGAAAGGCAAAGAACCTACAGTTTGCACTTGAAGGCAAGTCCTTTTCTTTGAGCAATACATCACTAATGGTGTCTGAAAATGGAAAAAGATACGAAATTCCAATAACTGGAGGAACGTCTGGAAATGTTAAATTCACAAAAATAGACGACACATTTTATGTTTCAAAGCCATTTAATCCATTTATGAGAATGGCAATGAATGGAGACTCAGTTTCTAGTGATGAACTAAAATATCTATTTGGAGAAGTGCAAGAGACAAAAGATCTCTTAAGGATGGCACTTGACCCAGAGGAAATGCTTGCATTGAGCAAGTTGTCTGGCAAAGATGCACTTGCGGAAACCGACAAATTTGTAAGGGAAAGTATAGAGTATCTTCAATCAGAAGCACATCTTGGAGTTGCAGACATTAGGGATATTAAAAATATGCAATCACAAGACTTTACAGAATACGCACAAAGAGTGTCATCTCAATCAATAGGATTTATGAAGTCACTCGCCAAAGGTAAAGATGGGAGTTTGTCAATAAGGGATATAGACACATCTGGTAAAGTCTCTGGCGGCATTGTTAGCACATCAGAATATGCAAGATCATACTCATATCTTAAGTCTATATTTAAATACGACCCATTGTACGGACAATCTGTAAATACCATTGGAAGATATACATCAATAGGTAATATTGGTATGTATGGGGCAGAAGAATCACTATTTCCAACCGCAGAGAGGGGATATGGGTCACAAATAGTAAGATCATACATAGACAGCAATAACTACAACTTAAGAAGGCTGGATATCGACTCAGATATTGCTGACTGGATAGCAAAAAATATATCCGGATCATACTCAATAGATGATGGCTCTGGGTTAATAACTAACAACGGAAATAAGAAATTAATCAGTTCTCACTACATAAATTTTGAGATACCAAGATCTGCAAATGGATCATTTTTAGCACATGAAAGCATAATAAACGCTCTATCAAGCACAAACAATAAAGAAGGCTTGCTATCACAAATACTGGTAGATAGAGACATGACACTTGGATTTGACAGGCACGGACTGCCAATAAAGCTTAGTAATGTGTACTCAAATGCACAAATAGAAAGTGCAGATGTTGTAAACGACTCAATAAGACTAAGACTAAGGGCATCATTTGATGCAAGCAGTGAATCATGGATAAAATTGTTTGGCACATCATCAAAGGCTGGATATACAAAGACATCTCAACATGCACAAAGAATGATATTAGCAAAAGTTGCAGAAAAACAATTAAGTCAAAATTCAGAATTGCTAGATAGCATATCTGCAGAAATTGGCACAGATAGAGCAAATATAATCAAAACCCTGCAATCAATGCACTCATCAGTTGATTCTGTAGATGCAAATGTAGTCAATGCATCAGACGTTATATTTAAAAAGCTAAATCTTGATAACATAGATATCATAACAGGCAGAGGAGAGGCTGGGAATAAGGTTATCTCTACAATAGCAATGGGCACAGAGAATGAAGCAGCAGAAGCAGCAGCAAGCATAATTAAACAGGTGAGTGATGCAAACATAAGGAGAGGAAGCGAAAATGAAATATTCAAAAGACATATGGCCACATTAGCAGACTCAAACTCCAGTAGACTTGACCTAGCAAGGTCAGCAATGTTTATGCTTGCACAAACAGACGCAAAGGGAAATGCAGATATTGTATCGACACTAAGGGCTCTTGGTGGAAATAGTCAAAATCTAGATCAACTTGTTGCAGGAGGTGGTAAGATTTTTTATGACGATATTGATAAAGCATATAGTTTATTAGATGATGCAATAAGCAGTTCTGTAAATAAAATAACAGACCTAAATGCAATAAATACAAATGTATCAATAGACCTAGGAACAGGTCTTCATGGCATAGGTAATGTTGGGTCAATGTCATGGATAGAAAAAACGCAATTGATGGCAAATGGGCTAACGCAAGAGATGATAGATGAAATCTCAAGAGTAAACAGTGACGCATTGTATGAATTAGATTTAATTAAAAGCTCAACAATACAAGGTGTAAGCATAGACGATGAAACAAAAGTTGCCAGGGGCAAGGATATACTTTCAAGTTTTTCGCTAGATCCTAGCAATAGAAGGGCTACGCTAGAATCAATATATGGCACTTTTGATGACTATGTGTCACATTCACTATCAATCCCAGATGGTTATTCAGGCACAATAAAAAGTGTACCAATATCAACTATATCAACAAACAGAACAAATTTGTATGATGTTGATGTGTCGGAAATATTGTCTGACCTAGAAAAATCAAGAAGAAGTCTTATTGCAATAGACCTGGAATATGCTGCAGCAAATGCAAAACAAAAAGCATTATTGTCAGCCAGATATATTACAGCACTTGGAGACTATGAACAAAAAATCATTTCTCTATCAAAGGGTGATGGAAATATAATCAAGGAGGCAGCAAAAAGATCTATGGATGGCAGTGGAATATTTAGAGCAAGAAGTGTTGGCGGAAGATTTGCGGAGTACATGTCTGGAACAAATCAAGCTGGCATGCTTATGTCTATGGATACAATTTTAGATCTTGCAAAGAGATCTGGCGTTGAGGTTGATTTTAAAAAAATTGACGGAGAAAATTTCCACAAGGTTGTTTTAAAGGGCACTGGAGAAGACTTTGTGTCTCTTGCAACTAGAGAACCAGCACAGGGAGCTTTATCGTCTATATTTGCAAATATATATCTAGGAGACGACTTAGGCTATTATGACGTAGGAATAGCAAATACTCAAAAAAATATATATAAGTCAGGTATGTTCCTAGACTATGATTACGATATATTGAAAATAGCATCAGCAAACTTTAGCGGCAAAGATAGCAAAGATAAAGTAAGACAAATAATTGCAAGACAAGAAAAATATTTTGCAGAATTTGAAGGTCTAATATCAACACTATCAAGAAAGGGAAATAAGGCATCTCCACAAATGCATGCATCGTTTGGCTCCTACTCTGAGTATTTGGAACACAGCATGTATTCTGCATTAAAATCAAAACAAAGAAAGATATTGGCACCACTGGCTACCGACATAGCTATGAATATGACGGATGCACTACAAAGACATTTATCTTCACTAAATCTTAGCGAAGAAGATATGATGAGAAAATCTATTCTTGGCAGAACATTCATACATAACATGACAGAGGCCCTAATTAAATCAGCACATAGATCGTCAAAAGATCTTGCTTCCACTGGTGCTGTATCAGAGATAGAAATGATTAAGGCTGCATATGACAAGGTAGAAAAAGGAGATAGATCATCATTTTCGCTTGATTTTAGAAATGCTGCAGAAAAGCTATTTGGCGTAAAAGATATGGACGCAGATACTAAAAAACTATATGATGAAGCAATTGGCGACGTAACCGAAGCAACAAAGTCACAAGCAGCAATGATATCTGCAGAAGGAGGAAGGATACAGGATTTTAGAAGCGTAAGAACTATGCAAGACATGATGTCAGAATTGAATTCATTCCAACAGAGGCAAAATATTCCTTCTTCTGAATTGCATACTGATGCCTCAAGAGTGGGTCATGGGGCAAAAATGCTTCTTGAAAATATTAAAAGAAATATATATGCAAATAAAAAGCCAATAGGATTTGGATTAGCTGGACTTGCAGCAACTGCTATGTTCATAGGAGAAGAAAAGCCAGAAATGACAAAAGAGGTTTTACCCTACAAAACAAGCGACGGAATACTTCCGGTTCCACAATCTCAAAATGCGCATGTCTATAAGAAAAAAGAGTATGGACAAACAACAAACATTAAGGCTAGGCATCATGAAAGAGGATCATCCCTCTCTAGTCTAAAAAGAGATACGTTTGGCAACCATAATCAAAGAACAAATATAACAATAAGGGATAAAAGAGAGGATAGCTAAACGTA